AGTTGCTGGAGCTGGGCTGTGCCCGCGTTGACGATGTTCTGCTTCTCTTGGTCAATAGCGATTCTCCCTGGTAGCGAAAGACCCTGCGCCTGTGCATCGAGAGCCTGTAGTTGGTTTCTTACCTGGTTGCCGATGTCATTGACGGTGTTGTTCCTGGTAGTCACCAGGTCGTCCCGCGAGCGCTGGATCTGTGTGCCGAGCTGATTTTGGGACTGGTCGATTTGTGCTGATTTGAGACCAGCCTGGTTGTTGACCCCTCGGGCTTTCTGAGAGCCGATTTGCTGGTAGGCTCGTTGGAGCGCGCCTGTAGCTGATGATTCGGTAGCGTTGTTAGCTGCTAGCCGTGATCCACCTTGCTGGAGGCCGTTTCGGACGTAGCCGAAGATGTCTTGCATGCTGTTGAGTCGAGAGAGTTCGTTGTTAGCTCGAGAGTTGTTGATGTTGCCTTGAGCGTCTATATAGCCCCTGGCGGTGTTGAGTAGGTTCTGGTGGAGGTCGTTATAGCTCTTCCCGAAAGCGTCTGTTCCGCTTTGGCGGACGTTACCGAGCCCGTTGTTGACTTGGTTCACGGCGCTATTGTAGCCCGCTTGCCCGCCCCATGTTGCATAGGGGTCTGGCGCTACATAACCAGTCCCACCACCGCCTCCGCCTGCTGGGAACTGCGAAGTGTAGGGGTCTGCTGTTGTCTGGAGGTTCTGGCCTGAAACCGTTGGCTGATAATTAACCCCACCTGTCGTTCCTGTGGTGTAATTATTGCCTAGCCCATCCTGAGAGCCTGAGTTGACTACTGATAGTGCCATCTTTATTTTCCTTTTGTTTTCTTATTAAAAAAGACAGACCGACCTTATTTCGGTCAAATCTGCCTTCAGTACTCTGTTGTTCAGATGTCTTCTTGCTAATTATAGGGTAGCACTTTCTAGCAAATAGTCAATTATTCGTAGTAAACGGTGAGGTCAGAAGCGGCGCCTGTGACTATAGTGCAGCCGACAGCAAATCTAGCTGGGAGGTTGAGGTAGAGACCTGGAGTGACAGAAGCAGCTATGATGCCGATCTTTGTTCCTGAGGCGGCGGTGTTGTCGTAGACAGTGATAGTACCTGCTGCGGTAGTGTTGACTGCTATACCTCTTAGTACGCCAGAACCTGATTTAACTGTTGTAGTGGTGGCGGTTGTAATGTTTGTTGGGACTGTTGGAGTCATTGATTTTTCCTTTTTATTTAACTGATCGAATTATATCATAGCCCGACGCCCATAGACATTCTTGTTCGGAGGGTGGGGGCGACTGTATTTATCGGTACGCCTAGCGGGGTGCGGTTAACCTGCTGTCGGGGGCGGATTCGGCTTTTAAGTGGTTGGTTAACCTGCTGCACCCAAGCGTTAAGTACTGGAACTGCCTGTGGGGGGATGTCGTAAAATGCGTTGCCGTAGCGTTGTGGCTGTTGTCTGCGAGTTCTTCTGAGAGGTTGTTGGACTTTCTGCACCCACTGGTTTACGGGTGGTACGGCTACTAGCGCAGCAGCAAAAACTCCGACTCGGTTGATCTGTTGTCGTCTCTTCCCTCGGACTGGTTGATTGGTTGGTTGCACCCAGCCTTCTAAAACAGGAACGACAAAGGCTTTGTTTTGCTGCCAGAAGTTTCCATATCTTTGAGGTTGCTGACGAGTCCTCCTTATATAGGGTTGGCTGATTGTTCTCTGAAAACCAGTAGGTGTAGGAGTTCCCGCTGGAGGTACAAAAGGTTTCTGGTTAGGAGCTGGTTGTTGCCGACGGGTTTTTCTTATAGGTTGCTGGGTTGGTTGGAAGAAGCCCTTTGGTACGTTCGGTGTTGGAGTTGTGGGGAAAACGCTCTTATATATAGGCTGTTGGCGAGAAGTCTTGCGCTGGGGCTGTTGGGTGGGCTTAATAAATCCAGTCGGGACGGCTGCTGCAACTGCGGTTCGTAGTGGTGGGGGTTGGTTTGGTGCTGGCTGAGAGCGTTTCTTCCCTCTAACAGGTTGGTTGGTAGGGCGTTGCCACGATAGTAAAGCAGGTACAACAAACCCTTTTATCTGCGCCCAGAATGTACCGTAACTTTGTGGTTGCTGTCTCTTTCTGACTATTCTTGGTTGTTCTACTGGTCGCTTCCAGCTTGAGACTGGCGGGACTTGAACGGCTACCGCTGTCCTGAGGGGCGGGACTTTCCCATAATCAGGTTGCTGACGTTTAACTACCCTGTTTCGTAAAGGCTGATTTACTTGCTTAATAAACCCTTGCGGGACAGGTGGCGCTACATAAGTTCTAAGTGGGGGAACTTGACCATAGACAGGCTGCTGCCTGGGCCTGATGCGGTTTTTAAGAGGCTGGTTCGGAGGAAGGATAAACCCAGGAGGGGCAAGGTCTAGCTGGGGCAGAGAACTCTGCCCCAGAACGACGGGTATTTTTTGCCCGCCAAGACTTACCTTGTGTTTGCCGAGTCTGGAGAGAAACGCCATGTTTGGCTACCCCCTCTAGTTTAATGCTTCAACAAGTAGGTCTTGTACAGTTACTGTTTCAACAGTTGAGCCTGAACGCTTAAACTGTATGTTTATTGCGCTGGCTGCCGTAGTGTCTACGTTGGTTGCTGTAGCGGCAGAAGCTGGTATCAGGAGTGGGTTGGCTGCTGCTGCGATTAGTAGACCTGTGTTATCTGGTATGAACCGTCCCCAGGCGAAAAGACCCGAAGCGGTACTCACACCAGCTCTTGAAGTGATGTAGCACTCTAATGTGAACGATATGTTCGTCTTAGAAGCTGTCAAAGCCGTAGCTGTCGAAGTCGCTAGAATAGTACCAGCGTTGTCTGTTGTGCCGTATCTTATTTCGATCGTGAGGTTACCTGGGGTTAGAACGGTGGTCATCTTGCCGAAGATAGTTATCTTCATCTTTTTGTTGGCCGTCCAATAACCAGCAGGGGTAGCCGAGGGTGAGCCACCACTAGGCCAGAGCATCAACGAGGTGGTCGAGAGGGTTATCGCTGAGAAGTCAGCAATGTTGAAAGGTGCTTTCGCATCCCTATAATATATGCCATCTGCCATATTAAATCCTTAATATTAAATCTTTCTTTTCTGCATCTTCTATTTGTTTCATGAGTGGTACACAGCCGTTCTTTAGACAAGAAGGTATGGCGCATACTAGACCAGAACATTTGACGCAAGTACCCCTTAGTTTAGGGGCGGGAGATTTAATCCCTAACTTGCGCCTAAATTCCTGGCGAGGATCGTAGATCCAAGTATAGCCACAGTGTACACATTGCCGTGTTTCGCCTTCAGTCTTGCCCCCAGAAGAGGGATCGAAGTACTGAAAGTATCCGCTGGCTTTGTCCATGAGTTTCTCCTATTCTTGGTGGAAGATTGTAGCTATGTTAGAAGCGGTTGCTGATGTTGAAATAGCCCCGTATTCGATGTTTATTCCAGCGTTAGCGGTAGCGGGGATGATGAACTCACCATCGGGGATAGCTACCCATCTGAATCCCGCTCGGGCGTTAACACCGATTGAGAATAGAGGTGCAGCAGCTAGTGTTCCTGCGACTGTCTGGTTAGTGTTCCCGATACAGACTGCAGCAGCATCGGCTGGGTCTAGTGGTAGAGGGGTGACTGCTGTCCATGTCCCTACTGCGGTTGAGCGGATCAACCTTATTGTGTAGTTTTCGTCTACTGGTGCGGATGCTGAAGCTGTTCCAAAGTCCCACTCATATATAGCTGCACGTGTAGCAGCAGTAGCGTTAAGCTGAGTGATTCCTCTTGTACCAGCAGCAACAGAAGCTGTAGTAGCGTTTCCTGTTGTTACAAATCTTTTTAATGCCATGTTATTGGCTCCTTTTTACTTAATTTTATTTTAAACCAAACCTAACCCTCATAATAACTTATGTGGCCGTAAACCGCTACCGCCCCTGATAGGTTCAGATTAAGCGCTTCACCGATATTGGTTTCTAGGTAATTCCCCATTCCTGGGGCACTGGCTGGATAAACAAATCCAGAGCTGGCTATTAGTGGCATTGCCCCTGAAAGGTCGGTCGTATTAGACCTCCACTTCACGGAAACTGTACCGCTAGCTACCAGCGCACACGAAAGTACTTTTATACTTTTGGATGCGACGAGAGCTAGTACCTGGTTATCCCCTGAGTTAGTAGCAGAGATGGTAGCGAATTTGATGGTGTTGTAGTTCTTGAGGCTGGTGTCGATAGTTGTGCCTGGGGCGTTGACTATCTGTAGCTGGTTAGGGAAGACGGGCTTCAGGCGGACAGCTCGGTCTACGTCCTGGAGTATCTTATTCAGGGCTTGAAGTTGCTCGATTACTAGGGTGTCGTCTTGAGGGTCGGGGGCTGGGATCTGAGCGATAGCCTTATCAAAAGCTTTGGGCAGGTCGTTCTTCAGTAGCTTTTCAATCTTCGTAAGATCTATCGTCACCTCAGGAGCAGCGACATTTACCTGTGGGGCGTCAACATTAACGGATGGCGCGGCCACCTTTACCTCGGGCTTGACGTCTATTTTAGCTAGTTGGGCGGATAATTCACGTGAAAGCTTCTCAACAGCGACCACTACGGGTTTCGCGTAATCGGGTGACTCTGGAGCCTCTTTCTTGTTAAGTTCTACTAGTTGTTGCCTAGAATCGTCTAGGACGGCTCCTATGGCCTTCAGCTGGCTTGTCTCGGCTCTCGTGTCGTCTGTTAGGTTGACAAGCTCATGCACCATCGAGGCGATGTCTTGGAGGGCTGTGAGTTGTTGTTGAACGGGGTTGAACTTCTTGTCCAGCTCCGTCATTTTCTCGACTAGTTTAGGGTCGAGGTTTGAGAGGTTGCTCATATTTATTTTCCTATGCGTAGCGAGTTGCTTTAAGCAGCTCTTCGAGATCTATGTAACTGATGCACCCTCCAATTGTAACCTCTGCCACGTGATCTCGCAAGCACTCGTTATTGACCCTACCTGTATCAAAAATCAGCGGCTTAGTCCCCCAGCCCTTGATCTCTACCTTGCCTTTAGGTAGCCAGTCGTCTTTATCCTGTCTAGTGACGAGTTCGTGGACTCCCCTAGATATGTCTTGGACGTTGCCGACAAACTGGTGTTTACCCGACTCGATCTTAGCTAGGTGATTAGCGGTAAAGTAGTCCCCAGTCTGCCAGCTAACCCTAACTACGTTCTTCATAGAATAGTCTTTTACGTGGGTGGAGTTTAAGTCGACGGCTTCCCAGATGCGCTCCGTCTCCTTCATGTTGCTGTAGTCGCGTTGCTTGAGTGCCATTATAGCCTTGCTATGATCATATCTTCGGTGCAGATGCGGGTGTCTTCGTCTACTCCATCGATAGAGGCGTAGCGCAGGAACTGTACTCTATCCCCAGCCTTGACGCTGGTAACGGAATCTGCCACATCTTCAACCTCTCCAGAGGCGGGGAGCTTAACAGACCCCTCCTTCAGCAAGATGCCTGAGGTGGTCTTAGTTTCTTCTTTGTCTACTCTGATCAGGATGTACCCATTCAGTAATTGCATACTATTATTTTGTCATACAAAAAGAGGGCTGTAAAGCCCCCTGATTGAGCGGTCAGTCTTGCGACTAGGCAGCGGTTGTACGAGTAACTTGCACGAAGCTAGCTGCTCTTTCAACTGCAACACCGTAGATGGCGTTAAGCACAGTCTTCCAACCAATTTGGTCGACTGAGTATTCCATCAAGTATGTTGGCTTAAGTTGCTGTACGAGAGTCAAAGCCTTCTTGTGGAAGAATTGCTCGCGTCCAGTCGTTGAAACAGGTACGTTCTGAGACATGTAGATGTCCATGTTGTACAAGCTAGCAACGAGGCCAGTTGAGCCGTCTACAGCCTTACCAGTTTTACCAGTTTGGTCGTAAGCGACGTACTTGTTGACGTTCAAAAGATCACCTTTTGCGCCAGCACCGATAACGCCGAATCGTTCACTCTGTGGAGTGTAAGAAGCGTCTAGGGCAGCGACAACAGCGATTATATCTGCGTCATCTACAGCAGCACCACCAGCTACAGTTGTACCAGCTGAAGCGAATAGACCGAGGACGTCTGTGTCGATTTGTCGAGCGACAGCCTCTGCCTGAGCTTCTTGGAACATGCTACGAAGATCGTAACTTGCCTGTACCTTAGCAATATCCTCAATGAGGACAGCGCTGTAGTAGTGCTTGTTGATTGATATTGAAACGGCTGCAGCTTCAGGTGAGTCATAAGTGACCGCTGTAGAAGCAGCTTTTGATCGGGCGTTAACCTGAGACATGAACGGAACGTTCACGATGTCACCACCGCCAGCAGCTAGGTCATCTCGGCGTTGTACTAGGTTAGCAGCAACGAGAGCTTGGGTGAAAGGTCGTTCGACCTCGCGGGTCCAAAGTTCTGGAATGTATTGAGATCCAGCAGCCAGCGTATAGGTGACGTTGGTGTTTAGTGTAGGGTTAGCCATTTTAGCTTACTCTTTCTTTTTTATATGCCAAGACTAGCGTTGATGGCTTGACGAAGTTGATCGTCGGTCATCTTTTTTGGGTCAGTTCCCTGGTAAGTCTTCTTAGCTACGCTATTCGGACGGATACCAGTTTGTGATGCTTGCTTGGCAAGGTTTTTTGTTGTATCGGCACTTTTAGCCGACGCGCTACGGTCTACCATGTCCATGATACCGTCTACAAATTCTTCGTAGCCTATATCAGTTCGTTGGACGGTTCCCGTCTTTTCATTGTAACCTGTGGATTTAAGGTACAACTCATCTATGAACTCCCTTCTGCCTAGATCAAAGTTATCTGATTTAGGGTTGAGCTCATCATATTTTTGAGCCACTATCGGAGCTTCTACTTTAAGACCTAGTTTGAATTCGATGGCTCTTGAGCGTTCGAGCGCCTCGTTGTAGCGGGCGTCTCCGTGATCTCGAGCTAGCTGGTTAATCTGGTCAAGGTCATAATCCCCCTCGCCGATAATTTGGCTTGATGGTTGGGGTTGACTAGGTTGAGTGCGATTTGACTCAGCTAATTTTCTTGTTAAGTCTTGTATCCGCTTGTTTTCTCTATGAGATACTGGGGCGGGCTCTTCGGGCTCGGGTTCGACTTCTTCTGGTTCTTCCTCAGGTTCTTCGCTTTCTACAGCTTCTTCTGGTTCGACAACCAATCGTGGGTCTACCCCTTCGCTAGCGACTGATTCTAGCTCCTTAGTCTCCTGCGTTTGGACTTCGGTTTTGTCTTCGTCGTTCATTTGTTAATCCTTTATTTTATTTATTACAGCCCCCGTTTGGCATAAAGCCGAAGGTCGGGCGACCCTTCGTAGTTCTATAGTATCACTGTCCGACTTTTTTCAAAATGGGAGATCCATCTTTATCTGTGCCCTGTAGCAGGTAGTCGGTGAATCTGCCTTCGGTGGCGTGCTCCCAGGGACAAGCTACGCAAAAGAGAACCGAGCCCTTCTGTCGCCACTCGTGTTTGCGGGGAGTCTTCAGCTGTTCGGCTATCTCCTCCTCGGTTAGGTGCGGCTCATGGCTGGGCGGGTCTACGCCGTTTCGGGTGAACCACTCGTTACTGCTTGGCTGCATCTTTGACTGCTTGCTTAGAGATCTCTACAGACTTGAGGACGTCTTCGAACACTCGTATGGCTTGCTGAGAGCCAATAACGATAGCTGCGACGGTGGTGGGGTCCATCCCGACGAACTCTCCGTGCTTCAGGGTATAGATAGCTTCGTCTACCTTAGATTGGAGGTGGTCGAGAATTATCTTCCCGTCCCTACTCTTACTGGCGGAAACCAGAGCTTTCTGCTCGTCTGTTACCTTATATATAGATGGCTCGTCCTCTACTGGGTTGAGAACCGTGAAATCATTTACTGGACTGTTGGCTCGCACTAGCACCTCCTACGTTATGCATTGAATGAAGATTCTTAGCCATAGCTGCGATTGCTGGGTCGTGGTAGAGTTGCCCGTTTATTGCTTCAGGGGTGATGGGCGATTGAGGTTCGGGTGGGGCGGTTTTTTCATGTGCCTGTAGCGCGAGGTTGGCGTAGTCCATGCCTTGCTGGTGGTCTTGCTGTTGCGCCTGGAGGATGTGGTCGGGAGTAATCGGGTTCTCCTCTTTTTGCGGAGCTTCAACGAACAGGGTGTCTAGCCCTGGTAGGTCTGCGATGGCTGCGTACTCGTTGAGGAGTTTCTCGTAGTTGGGGACTTTGCCTGTTGTCTCCTGGATAGACTGGAGGATATTGGCGCTTTTAGCTAGTGTGTCCATAACGTCCTTGAGGTTCTGGCGCTGGGCTTCTTTGTCGTTCTTGATAGTAGAGTCGGGGTCCATGTTGAAGCGGTATTCTACCCCAGTTAGCTTCTTGGGGTCGATGATTAGGCGGCCGCTCTGCATAGATTCGTTGGGAACGATTATCTCTGTTATGTCGTCATATCCAGCAGCCTGGATAGATTTGAGGTCTTCTGAGAATAGGTCGATAGGGACTTGCTCTGTACCCATAACTGGGAAAAGACCGAGCATGCCGTCCATTAGCTGTTCGATAGCTGTCTGGAGGTAGGCGCGGTTTTGGTTGTCTCGGGCGCTCTCGCGGCCAGACTGGTATTTGATAGCTTCGGGAGTTTTGCCAAATTGAGGAGACATGGCTGACTCGGCGTTAGCCTGGGTGGTGGTGGTGCCGAACACGTTCTGTAGCGCTCCTGACATCTGCCCCATAGCTGCTTGGTAAGTGGCGAGCCCAGCGGTAGAGGTTTCAAGTCTGCGGGCTGAGTTAGGAATTATTTCTTCCCAGATCGCGCCAGGTTCGTTGGAAACGGTATGCTTTAAGATACCCTGAGCGTTGACCACTGTAGGTGGATAGATGTTCATCTTGATGCCCTGAAAGTAGAAGCTGGTTAGGCCGTCCTTGGCAAACTGGATGGGCTTGGCGCGAGCCATATCTGAAAGTCCATAAAAGCTATCTAATAGAGGGATGCCAGGTTTGATAACAAAGGGGATCTTGGCGTTCTTGTGGGGGTTTTCAATGTCTCTTAGTTTGAGGGAGCCGTGTTCTGGGCTGAAACTGATCCAGTGACCGTCTTCGCCTGATTCGTAACGGGTAACAATTTGCACCCTATCGCTGACCGAACCACTAACGCGCTGTCGTTCAACGTAACTGTCTCGTTTAACGTTTGGTGATTTGGAGATGTTTTCTGCTAGTTCTAGGAGTTGCTTGAGGTTGTCGAGGTCCCAGCCAGAGTCAGCTGTCCAGTTATCTATCAAGCCCTGAATGTCGCTTTTGCCGAGGTAGGAGATAGCGTGGACGTAATCCATGTCTGCTATCGAGTATCTGCCCTGTTGGGGGACGAAGTTTCGGGGGTTCCACAACCAGCAGTTTGGTCCGACGTAGCCCGTAGGCGAGACGTCCCAGTCGTAATACATGGGCATGAACCCATAAACTCCTGAATATTGCTCCCAGAGGCGGATTTTATCTAGGAATGGGCGCTGGGCATTGGCGTTAGGATAGACCCATTTTTGGCGGAGAATGTCCATAAACAGACCCTTGCCCGCGTCCTTTTTACCCGCTGCCTTGACTTCTCCTGTGGGGAGTTGGCCAACCACTCTAGCTGAACGCTCGATAATCATCGTCGCTGCGTCTGAGTCGGTGATGCCGTTTTTAGTAGATCGGCTAACGGGGTCGTAGGTTTTGGAAATCATCATCGCTTCGTAGGCGTCGAAGTCTGTGATGTAGTTATCGTGCATATCGAGGTCGGATCGATAATCTTTGTCATACTCGTAAGTGTTTTTTTTCATTTTTACCCTAGTAATTGGTTTTTTTAGTATTGCGTATTGTTAGTAAGCTTATATTACCATCTTTAATAGTGACGCCGAAATCTATATCCCCCGTGAACTTATCGTCGAGCAGGCTGGTTAAAAAAGACAGAATGTCCTTCGCGCACTCTGCGTTATCTTGGTATCGTAGCGTCTCTACTCCAACGGTTGTGACTGAGGTAACCCTGCGGTTGACTCGTTCTATGTTTGGGATGGACACGCTGCCATACGGTATAGCGTCTACGTAGCTTTCGAGGTCTCTTAGCCATGTAGGTTTATTCATGTCCATATTATAAACCATATCCATTGAATTTGGGTGCGGCGATGAGTGGCTTAGTAGATTTGGGCGTGCCGTACTTCAGCTGTAGAACTAGGTAGCGGAGCGCATCTGGTCCGTGATCATCGTCTTTCATCGGTAGCTCGCTCGGGTTGCGGTCTTGCTTCTCCTCAGGGTATTTGTAGGCTTCTAGCTCTTGAATGAAGTTCTTGCAAACGCTACTTATGAAGAGTGTGGGCTTTGGATCGCCCACTAGTTGGATTCTGGGCTTGAGTTTGGTGCGGATTAGGTCGATACCGTGGATTATAGAGTCGGAACGCTTGATAACGGGGATAATTGGGAAGTCTCTAACCATAGTTTCGATAGCATCCTTAGCTTGAGAGTCTCCTACCATCAAAACCAACCTTTTATCGGCTAGTTTGTTCTTGATTCGGGGGATAATATCCTTTAAGATCTCTTCTTTGCCGTAAACCTCGTCAAAAACCCACCAATTCTGGTCTTTATCTATCCCCACCAGTAGGCAGGCGGTTGTGTGGTAGCCAAAGTCGATACCGCTATATATGGTAAGCCCTTCAGGCACTTCGCTCGGGCTTACAACGTGTATCTTCCTGTCAAAACTAGGATAAACCGCTCCCTGAATGGCTCGGAACTCCAGCTCAACCTCTTGTAGGAAAGTGCTGAGAGTGCCTTTTTTCTCGGCTTCCTTACGCTCTTCGGCGATAAACTCTCTCTTAACGTAGGGGGAGTCTCTCCAGGTAGCTTCTTGGTAGAACCATCGGGCATCCTCTTTTGCGAACTCCACCAGATCGTAAAAGTGGTTGTAGCCTCGGGGGGTCCCCATAAATATCGCCCAGCCGTCGGTCGTGGTGAAGAAGTGCTTGTATACAGAATCCCAGTTATCGGGTGATTGGTCAGCGTACTCGTCGAAGATTATCCCGTGTCCCTTGAACCCACGGTGGGAGTCAGCTTGATCTGAACCCAGGAGCTGGATAGTGCTCCGAGGAAGGTTTTTGTCGTGGTTGAGGATGATTGTCTCCCCGCTCGGGAGTTTGAGGGGGGTGTTTTCCACGTAATTTAGCTCAACCAAAAGATCCTGTTCGTTCTTCTTATATATGAGTTCTTTGGGGATGAGAGGGATATACTGCCTCCAGACAACTTCATGCGCCTGTTTATAGGTCTTGAATACCACAAAGTAGCGCCCCTGATCCTTGACTGCTGAGATCCAGGCGTGCTGGGTGGAGAAGAAGGTTTTCCCGCTTTGGCGTCCCCACATCAAAACTCCACGCTTATATTCTCCCGACATAAACGCTTGGTGGCTTCTCGCTTGCTTCGCGTGAGCCGAGTAGCTCATTAGACTACGACGCTGTAATCTTCAATCTGGTAGACAACTCCGTCAATAACCTGGTCTGTGACGACTGCTTTGGTGGATTTTGGTAGTTGCGGGTTGAATATGTCCACTAGCCACTGTTTGAAGCGGAGGTATCTCATCTGCTCCATGAACTCGGGTGAGTTGACGTCATCTATCGGTAGCCCTAGCTGGAGAGCTTCTTGGATGCTAGCCGCTGGATCTTCGAAAAAGACGCCTGTCTGGACGATGATCTTCCTATCGGTGAGTTCTCCGCTAGCGTCGTAAATCTTCTTTTTAAGGGTGAGGTTGAACTTTGGGTCGGCCATCGTTGTGCCAAACTTAGTCTCATATATAGTCTGATCGACTAGCCAGGTTAGTTCGTAGTTTTCTTTTAGTGCGTACCGCTGTAGTTCTGGGGTGGCCAAGAGCCTTTCTATCGGGTTGGCGTAGTGCGAGGCGTCCAGTGAGTACTTCTGGATCATCCCCATCGGCTTGCCGAACTTGTCGAAACCGCTATCGGCCGCTTCGCTGACGGTCTTGGTTCTGCTGTCCTCAAGCTTGTTGAGGCGGTCCATTAGTTGATTGAACTTATCTTCGTCTATCGTAACTGACCTTGGCGCTGCTGTTTGCGCTTGGCTCGTCGTAGTTTCTTCTGCCACTTTCGCTCCATTTTTTTTAGCTTCCCTTGCTGCTTTCATTTTCTCGCCCCAAGCCTTTTTCTCGGCTTCGGTCTTTTCTTTTCTTGCCATATTTTCTCCACATTAAGTTGAGTTTGTTTTAAGAGTGTATATTTTGCTTTGATAATACCATATAAATTGCTAAAGTATACTTACTAAGGCAGAGAAAAGCTCCGAAAGGTGCCCGAGTATCGAAGAAAGACCTCGCTCTCTTAGAACAAAAACTAACAGAAAGGCGAATTATGCCATCAAGACACGAACTTAACACTCGTGCGTATGCTATGGGCTTTGATCCATCAGCCATACCAAACGACTCCAAGTTGGAGCAGAAGATCCTCTTCCTAGAGAAGAATCAGACAGCGGCAGCAATCTCAGCAACTGCGCCTACCACGACTCTCACGAGTACTGGTGTGTTTGCGGACCTAGATACCATCACTATCGGCGGTATCACCTACACACTGAAGACGGCTTTGACCGCTTCAACATCAATCAACCAGATCCTTATCGGTGCGGCAGCCACAAACTCCCTCGATAACATCAAGGACGCCATCAACTGTACTTCAGTTTCGGGTGGTCCAGGTTCGACTTACGGCTCTCTCACAAAGAGGAACCCTCTAGTCACAGCTGGTGCGAAAACAGCCACGACCCTAGTTTGTACTACTACAGATACAAACATTGGCGGTTCAACAGCAACAACCAAATCAGCAGCTAACTTTGCTTGGACTGGCGCAGCCCTCTCAGCAGGTACGCTCGGTGCCGCACTATTAGCTAGTGGAACAACCGTTGGAACTCGAGATACCCTTGGTGGTCTCGCGGGTGACGCAAACGTTTCTCTATAGTAGAATAAATTAAGAAAGGAAATATAATATGAGTTTTGACGATCACGCATCATTCGGACCAGCTAAACTAGCAGACATCGGAGGCCGAGAGCTTCCTAAGGCTAACGGCAAGGTTGAGAACGACGGTCTAAGTTTTAGCGAAGCCAAGCTAGTAGAGATTGGTGGGCGCAGCCTTCCTAGTCCTCAGCAAGGCGCTAGCACTCTTTCGTTCAGCGACAAGGGCGACGTAGACAAGCAGGGCAAGTTCACTAAGTAACTTCTCCCGATAAGAAGGGGCTCCTACGGGAGCTCTTTTTTTGTGCTACAATCTTTTTATGATTACTGCAATTCAGTTGCCAGACGGTTCAGCTATTGATATTGAATATGACGAAAAGGTTTATGACCCTAACTATTCTTCATATCGAGACACGATAGGGATGGCAGATGCCTGTATTAAAGAGGTAAACCCTAGTAGGGTGCTGGATGTCGGTTGCGGAAGCGGAGTGATAGGGCTAGCGATCAAAAAGCTCCACCCGCTGGTGGATGTGTATCTCAGCGATAACGACGAGCGAGCGATTAAGCAGACCAAAAAGAACGCTAAGATGTTGAAGTTGAACGTGACCGTCCTCAGATCTGATTTACTCCCAAAGACGAGGTTTTTCCCTGTAGTAGTGGCTAATTTACCGACCTTCGACGAGGAGCAGATAAAAACCCTACCCCTGCACGGACCCAAGGGGACGTATGAAGGTGGGGGGCTAGACCTATATAAGAAGCTTATTTCTCAGATCCCAGAGGGGACCTTCCTGATATGCGAGATCCAGAAGAAGTTCTACGACGAATTCCAAGAGTTTATCGAGAGTAAAGATAAGTGGCAGATAATCATGCGTAGCGCTTCAGGCTTTGCGCTTCTCCACGCCTAGTAGACGTACGTTCCGATATGCCCTAGTTTCAGGTCCCCATCGCAGTAGATCTTGTAGTGTTCTCGTAGCTTCTCACAGATAATCACGTCTTCCATAGCGGGGCGTATCTCGTTTAACTCGAAGTAGGGTTCCTCTAATTTATCGAAAACACTGGTTTTGAATAGCAAGAATCCCAAGCCTAGGGCGTCGCACTCGAATAAGCCGTCGGGGACGTATCTGTCTATGTAGTTGCCGTTCTCCTTGAACTTCACCACACTCGGTGGGTTTGATTGATTCTGCTGACTCCCTCTATAAGAGTAGTTATAGCCAACTATGTCTTTATCGTGGCTTAGAAGCCTCTGTAGGGCGTTAGGGGGGAAGATCATATCGGAGTCGATGTTGAGCAGATGCGTACATTCGTTGGTCTTAGCCAGCTCCACTAGCTTGTTCATGTTGAAGGTCTTATAGCCTCCTATTTGGATGGAGGTCATTAGCTGAGTGTCGGGAGACCAAAAAGCTACTAGCTGAAGAAGACTCTCCACTGTTTGGCTTTTTATTTCTCCGCCCGTAGCGATACCGATCAGGACCTTCATTTGTTGGGATTAAGGATCTCTGGTCCGTTGTTGGTTTCTTTGAACTCGTTCTTCCACCATAGGAAGTACTGCCGTCCGTTCATGTAGTCGGGCATCTTGGGCCAACCCTTCTTAATGACGGGGACTGCGGCTATCGGGACCTCGTACCAGTAACGAGCCTTTTTTATTGGGTTCTTTTCTCCAGGGACTTTGCCCAGCTGTGAAACGCGGTCTACTGTTCGGGTGTAGAACTCGAACTCAAGTGTGACAATTGGGTCGCTAAGTGTGACATTTGGTGTGACAGACTCCAGGCGTGACAAGTCCTTCCTACACTTAGGAGAACAGGTCCGCGCCGTTCCCTTTTTACCTGATATGTCGATCTTACAAACTTCGCATTGTTTCATATGTACCCCTGTTATTTAGTGTTCCTTATAAATAGTAACACATGTATGTTTGGGGGGCTAGTATTTTAGCTAGGCCGTATGTCACACATGCGTTAAGATACTCTTGCTT